AATCATTCAGGCTGGTCATGAAGCTGTAAAGCAACTAATCAAGGTTGCTGAGGAGGAGATTATAAAACCAGACCCAGATGATGAGTTGGCAGCTGACAGATTAAAAAATGCAGCAGCTACAAAAAAACTAGCAATATTCGACGCTTTCGAGATTCTAAATAGAATTGAAAACGAAAAGAATATGCTAGAAAACCCAGAAGAGGAAAAGAAAAACTTAACAGGAGGATTTGCAGAAAGAAGGTCTAAATAATGATTTATGCGTAGTTTTAAAGGACTTTATACCTTCTAAGGTGTTGACATCCAGAAATAGGGAAAAGTCTTTTAAATACGGTTATGACGCAGATTTAGACATGATTGTGATTTCTAAGGACGGTATGGTTGGCGAAGTTGTTCGTATCAACAGCCTCAACATAGCGCTTCCAAAAAAACCAAAAGAAGTATACAAAAGGGCGTCTGACAAGAAAGACCAATATTGGGAAGCTTCAGAGTATCCAAAAGCCCTAAAGCCTTTGCAAACTATATTTCAATGGAATGAAATGAACAAGGATTTCAAGGAGACTTGGGTTCCTTACATTGAGAATGAATTTGATAGTAGGGAAAATGGTTTTTGGTTTATGAATAACGGAAAGCCCGTGTACATAACTGGTACACACTACATGTACTTGCAGTGGACAAAGATTGATGTAGGTAAACCAGAATACAGGGAATCAAACAGGGTGTTTTTTATATATTGGGAAGCGTGTAAAGCAGACGAAAGATGTTACGGAATGTGCTATTTAAAAAACAGACGTTCTGGGTTTTCGTTTATGTCCTCTGCTGAAATAGTAAATCAAGCAACAATAACATCAGACTCTAGATTTGGTATACTGTCTAAAACAGGTGGTGACGCTAAAAAAATGTTTACAGATAAGGTTGTGCCTATATCAGTTAACTACCCATTCTTTTTCAAACCCATACAAGATGGTATGGATAGACCAAAGTCAGAGCTTGCCTACAGGGTTCCAGCTTCCAAACTCACTAGGAAATCTATATCAAACACCAGTGTTACAAATGACCTGCAAGGATTAGATACTACTATCGACTGGAAAAACACAGGGGACAACAGCTATGATGGGGAAAAACTAGCCTTGTTGGTACACGATGAAAGCGGGAAGTGGGAAAAGCCAGACAACATCTTAAATAACTGGCGTGTAACAAAAACTTGTTTGCGTTTAGGTAGCAGGATTATAGGTAAGTGTCTTATGGGCTCTACTTCTAATGCCTTGGATAAAGGTGGGGAAAACTTTAAAAAATTATACTACGATTCAGACCCAACTACACGTAATTCCAATGGACAGACAAAAAGCGGACTATACAACCTGTTTATCCCAATGGAATGGAATATGGAGGGGTTTATTGACATGTATGGTCAACCTGTACTAGAAACTCCAGAATCACAGATAATCAGTATAAACGGTGATTATATCAGTCAAAGCGCATTAGAATATTGGCAAAACGAAGTTGATAGTCTTAAAAACGACCCTGATGCATTGAATGAATATTACAGACAATTCCCTAGAACAGAATCTCATGCTTTCAGAGATGAATCTAAAAATACCATATTCAACCTCACTAGAATATATGAGCAAATAGATTACAACGATTCTTTTGCTATAAAATCCACTGTATCAAGAGGTAACTTTCATTGGAGAAATGGTCAAAGAGATACTGAGGTTATATTCAGACCAGAAAGTAAAGGAAGATTTTTCTTGTCATGGATTCCAAGCAAGGATTTAATGAATAATGTTACAGAAAAAAATGGCAGAAAATATCCTGGTAATGCACACATGGGTTCTTTTGGTTGTGACTCCTATGATATATCTGGCACTGTAAACGGAGGAGGGTCTAAGGGGTCTTTACATGGAATGACTAAATTTCATATGGAAGACGGCCCAACAAATATGTTTTTCTTAGAATACATATCAAGACCGCAAACCGCAGAACTATTTTACGAAGATGTATTGATGGCTCTACATTTTTATGGTATGCCGATACTTGTCGAAAATAACAAGCCAAGATTATTGTATTATCTAAAAGAAAGAGGTTACAGAGCTTTTTCTTTAAATAGACCAGATAAACATAAAAACGTTTTATCAAAAGCAGAGCGAGAGTTAGGAGGAATACCATCGTCGTCTGCAGTAATATCTGTTCACGCAGAAGGCATAGAAAGTTATATAGAAAACCATGTAGGTGTACTTAGAGACCAAGCGAGTATGGATTTTGGAAGCTGCGGCAACATGTTTTTTAACAGGACTTTGCTTGATTGGGCTAACTATGACATCAATAATAGAACAAGGTTTGATGCTACTGTGAGCTCAGGGTTTGCTATTATGGCAAATCAGTCACGCAAGAATATAGGACAAGAAAAACGTAATCAAATAAATATTAACTTTGCAAGATACAGTAACAAAGGTTTTGTTAGTGAAATTATTAAATAAATATGATAAATAAGCCAAGATTCAATTCGGGTAGTGGTTTTCCTAATCAATTTGTTCCAGACATCGAGAAGGACACGTATGAGTATGGACTTCGAGTAGGTCATGCTATTGAGTCTGAGTGGTTTTCAAGAGACTACGGCAGTAGTATGTATGGCGAAATCCGTTCTGAGTTTTTAACCAGACGTTTATATGCTAGGGGAGAACAGCCAGTAGATAAATATAAAAACGAATTAGCCGTAAATGGCGACCTATCTTACCTCAACTTAGATTGGACACCTGTTCCGATTATCCCTAAGTTTGTTGATGTTGTTGTAAATGGCATATCTAACAGACTTCTAGATGTTAAGGTGGAGGCGGTAGATGACCTTTCTTCCATGAAGAGGGAGTATTTTAAACAAGAGGTTGCTGCTGATATGATAGCAAAACCAATATTGTCTGAAATAAAAAACACAACTGGCGTAGATGTATTTAACTTCCCTGAAGAGCAACTTCCTGATTCAGAGGAAGAACTAAGCTTATACATGAAACTTAGATATAAGCAAGGTGTAGAAGTAGCAGAGGAATCAGCTATAACCACTATACTAGAACTAAACAACTATGATGAAATAAAAAGACGTATAGATGAGGACAATGTCGTTCTTGGTATATCTGCAGTAAAACATTCTTTTGACCCACACGATGGAGTAAGAGTCGAGTATGTTGACCCTGTGAACTTTGTGTATTCGCCAACAGAAGACCCTTATTTTAACGACTGTTACTATTTCGGAGAGGTTAAATCTGTACACGTTACAGAATTAAAAAAAATAAACCCTGGATTGACACAAGAAGACATCGAGGAAATATCTAAACTAGCAAGTAGATTTGATGGGTATAGAAGTACACAAAACCTTCAATCACAAAGCGGATTAGATAAATCAAACGTATCTCTACTGTATTTTTGCTATAAAACAGATAGAGAAGTTGTATATAAGGTAAAAAAGAATGAAAATGGCGGTGAAAAGCCATTAAAGAAAGATAATTCATTCAACCCACCAAAAAGCGAGCAAGCTAGGTTCAAAAAAGTATCTAGAAGAATAGATGTTTGGTATGAGGGAGTTTTGGTTTTAGGAACAAATCACTTAATCAAGTGGGAGCTTATGCAGAATATGGTTAGACCAAAATCTGCTTTTCAAAAAGCTTTACCGCCTTATATTGTATCTGCTATTAAAATGTCAAAAGGAAATATAGATTCTTTGGTTAAAAGAATGATACCTTTTGCAGACCAAATACAGCTTACGCATTTAAAATTGCAGCAGGTTGTGGCTAAAATGATACCAGACGGTGTGTTTATTGATGCAGACGGCCTCAACAGTGTAGATTTAGGTAATGGAGCTTCATACAACCCTTCAGAGGCTTTATCAATGTACTTTCAAACAGGTAGTGTTATTGGTAGAAGCTACACAGAAGATGGTGAATTTAACAATGCTAGAGTTCCAATACAAGAACTTACAAGTAGCGGCTCTAACGCCAAGATAGCTAGTCTTATCAATATGTACAATTATCAGCTTAATATGATTAGAGCTGTTACGGGCATTAACGAGGCTAGAGATGGAAGTAATCCAGACCAATATGCGTTGGTTGGAATACAAAAACTTGCTGCACTAAATAGCAATACAGCAACAAGACATGTTGTTTTATCTGGTATATCAATCACAAAAAAACTAGCAGAAGCTCTATCTTACAGAATATCTGACATACTTCAATATTCTGATTTTGCTGAAGATTTTGCTAAGATGATTGGTAAAAACAATTTCGAGATAGTAAACGAGATAATGTCATTACACCTACATGATTTTGGTATATTCATAGAAATAGAACCAGATGAAGAGGAAAAGCAAAAACTAGAGCAAAACATTCAACAATCTATTCAAGCTGGTCAAATAGGACTAGAAGATGCAATAGATATTAGAGATGTTAAAAACACAACCTTAGCAAACTCTTTACTCAAGATAAGAAAAATGAAGAGAGAGAAGAGGGAGATGGAGAAACAGAAACAAGCTATCCAGATGCAAACTGAGTCTAATACTCAATCTGCGCAAGCTGCCTCACAGTCCAGAATGCAGGAAGAGCAAATGAAGATGCAGGCTGACGCTCAAATGCAGCAAATGAAAGCTGAACTTGAGATGCAAAGAATGCAAGCTCAGATGCAAATAGATGCTGAAATTCTCAAGATGAAGCATCAATTTGATATGGAATTAAAACAAATGGAAGCTGAGCTTTTTAAGGGTAGAGAGGAATATAAAGAGGATAGAAAAGATAAAAGAACTGACAAGCAAGCTTCTCAACAGAGTAAGCTTATTCGTCAGAGAAAAGAAAACTTACCACCAGTAAACTTTGAAGATGAGGGCGCTGGTAATCAAATTATGCAAAATATTCAATCTATGATGGGCCAACAACCTAGTGGTATGCCGCCTATGATGGGTCAAGAAAATGTATAGTTTTTTTAATTAATTTTGCAGTATAAATTTAAATTTAATCTATTATGAGTGACGTAAATCAAGATGTCGACTTCAAAGTTGACTTATCTAAACCTCCTGTAAAAAAAGGGGAAGAAGATAAAAAAGAGCAAGAAACTGCCGAAGTCGGAAGTGAAAACACGACAAACTCGGAAGTTCAAGAAGAAAAAGCTCCTGAGCAACAGCCAGAAGCTGAAGAAAATATTAAGGCAGAGGAAGAAACCTCTGCTAAAA